CCAGCCGCTAACTCCCAGGCAGCATCATACTGAGCCTGGAGCATTTGATTGCGTTCTAGACCCCCTGGAACCTTCAGAGAGAGGTATGCCGCTAACCCAGCAATCATGCAGGGCAGGAACCGGAACGGTACATCCATTGTGTTTACACCGTTACCAGCATCCTCAATCCTACGAAGTCTCCAATACACGAACGTGTAGGTCTGGGAGTTGTCAGGTGTGGGCCAGACGGTGATCGTGGGCGTAGGCGAGATCCGGTCAATGTAGACCTGAATGGGCCTAGCCTGGGTCAGCTTGTTGGGGATCGTAGCGTAGGTAGAGACGCTGATCCGGGTGATATTTAAATCCGCCTGCGTGGAAGCGTTACCTGCTCCGGTGCGGATAACATGCTCCATGAGATCAACGGTATAGATCGGTAGGTCATACGTTGCCGTGCCAGGAACAAGAGTGATAGACCCTTGTTCAATAGTCCACATATTGATGCCACGATTAGCCCAATCAGCAAACAGCAGATTAAGGCTTCGGCGAGCAGTGCGTAAGTCATAGCCAGTCCTAAGCTCTGCACCACAACGCTCAAAGGCTTCCTCAACGATCTCACTGAGGTCTAGATTGAATGCTTGGGTGCCGGATGTTGCCATTATCTAAACCCTGCTGTTTTCTTTGCTATACGTTTAGGCTGCGCTACAAACTGCTTACCTGCGGCCTTACCCATACGTTTTGCTTTCGTGGTAGCTGCATACTCAGCAGGGCTAAGCGCTTGTATTGCTTTTGCTGGCAAGTACCGTTCACCTGTTTCAGATGAGGGTTTACCGGACTTGGTTTGCCACTTTTGGTCGCCCCAGTCCTTTAGCGATTTCTGTGGTGTTTTCACATCAATCCCTGTAGCCGCCACCCGAAGCTTTATATTTCTTTGCAACAAGCTGGGCTTTACGGGCTGACCATTGTCCAGCCCCTGTACCTTGAGTAGCTGCGGCTTTCACACTCGACACAATCTTTTTACGCAACTCAGGTTTAGTGTAGTTGCCTGCTTCATTAACAGTTGACTTTGCCTTAGCCATTTAGCAATTCCATTTCCTAAGACTTTTGTTGATGCGGCTATCCGGATCATTAGCTGTCTTTGCGCTAGTCAGCTTCTTCTTCATACCTGACATTCTGGCACAGAATGACTTCTTGCGGGGGCCACCTTCTGGCTGCGGGGCTTTCAACCCAGGCTTGCCAGGGTTTGCCCTATTATAAGAGGCGCGTCCAGCAGCGTTTAAACCGCCACTCTCAGACTTGCCTTCGGCTCTTTGCCAAGCTGGAGTAACCGACCCGCCTTCGGCAAACATCTCAAAGTCAGTATCATCCCGACGTTTGGTCCGTTTGCTTCCAGGCATCTTGGCAGGGTTGATATCCCCCATACCTCGGCTAGCTCTCATAACTACCTCATCATTCCACGGGTCTTACCCCGTTGGGCACAGCCGTCAGCCCGACTAGAGACTGAACCGCCAGAAGCGTAAGCTCTGATTTTGCCGCCTTTTTTGTTAAACGACATATCCGAAGTGTCAGTATTCTCTTCGTCATTAAGTTTAGACTTAGGCTTACTTGGTTTTAACAAGTCAATACTATCAGTATTAGAAGACGGTAATTTTTTAGTAAGTTCTTGTACACGGTTAGATGGCGCAGCTACGGGAGCCTTTACTTTAGGGGCTGCTACGCTTGGATTAGAACGTGGCTTAAGATTGTTTATTTTATTCAGATACTCTCTACGAGTAAGACCTGATTCTTTAAACCCTTCAGCCGTACCCATATTCATTTTAGGTTTAGCTACTTCCGGCGACGGACCTTCATCCGCATACCTATTGGATGGCATATTAGCTACGTTAGCCATATTACCAACAGGCGTAGGAGGTATCATTGGTTTACTAACCGTTGGAATTGGGCGAGGAACAGCAACGGGAGTAGGCATCCCCTCCGTTTTCCCCATCGACTCACGGGGTCTGGGGGGGACAATATTAGCAAGGCGTGTTTTACCAGCACCAAACTGTTGATTAGCTTCCGAAGAAGCATCGTCAATGTTTCCCATGCCCAGGCGTTTAAAGAAGCCTACATCTTCACCCTTAGAAGCTAAGCCAGCAGCTTTATCAGAAGCGTCGTTAGCGTATTTAGAATCAGAAGCTTTACGGGCTAATGCTTGATCAGGGGTATCCCTACCCTCGTCAATGTCACTAAACCCACCAATAGCAAACCGACGTTTCTTCATGATAGCTCCTTAGCAAGAACCGCCACCGGCCATTTTGACCTGCTTAGCTTTAGTTTTGCCACGTTGGGCGCAGCCATCAGCCGACCTGACAAACCCACCAGCGGCAAACATTTTAGGCTGTGCGCCTTTAGTTTTACCACGCTGGGCAATACCGTCAGCTTCTTTAGTAAATCCACCAGCAGCAAATTTAGCCATACCACCCTTTTTCATTGGTGACCCAGGAGTACCAGCGCGGTCCATCATTGCCGCAATACGGGGGTCTGTAGGAGGACGAACGCCAGGAGCACGAACAGAGGGGGCTTTAACCGAGGGGGCACGGCCCATTTTAGCAGCTAAGACAGCAGCCATCCGGGGGTCCATGTCACGGGGGTCGTCAGAAGTAGAACCGCCCATAGCCATCTTCTTTTCAGACTTCTCACCCTTAGCGTACTGCTCCGGGGTAATTTTGCCAGATTTAATAGCCTTACCTTCACCCAACTCTTCTTTGTAAGTTTCCTTGCCCTTGAAGAGATTCATTCCTTTAGTAGCCATATCACCGCCTTTTGCGAATTTACGGCCTTTATCAGCGGCGCTGAAGTCCTGGCCTACAGATTGAGGAATCCCCACCTTCTTAGCAAAGGAAGGGGAATGAGCAATAGCTTCCATGAAGTTATGCTGCTTTTTGCTTGAGCTAGGCATTATTTGTCTGCCTTGTTGTCAAGCCTGTCAAAGATTTTACCCAGCATATCTTTGATTTCCTTGAGGTCTGACCGGTAATCATCCCGAGTGACGTAAGTCTTGGGTAGCTCAACAGACAACTTAGTCAAGTCTTCTTTCAAATCCTTGACCGCAGTCCATAGCTCACGGGCTAACCACCCTACACCGGCACATCCTATGGCAAGCGCAGAGTTTATAAGAGACTGGGACTCCATGTCTCACCCGAAGAAGACCGTAATGCCGGTAATAGAACCAACACTAATCGTCAAGTTAAGGCTGTCTTGGAACACAATGCCTTCGCCGGGTACTTGGATATAGTACGGGACGGGGTTTGTCTGTGAGGCAATGTCAATTTGGACGAGTATTGCCCCTGTTGCGCTAGTGTCACGGAACTCAAAAGTTGCAGCGGTTGCTGCTGCCGGGGTAATTGAGAAGCCTTTCAGCCTCGCTCTCCCAGCAAACAACGATCCCGCTGCGCTTAGGTGCGCTGATTGGACATCAGATTGCATTATGATGCTCCCTGATTAGTTTGCTGCGCCGTAAGTACCGTCAGCGTTACGAACAATGTACGAAATTGCCAAAACGCCAGCACCGGAAGTAGCCGTCACGTTAGCTTGAGTGAACGTAATGATTGCGTCAGTCGTTCCAACATTACTAAGCAACACAGCGCCAGCAGCGGCGGCAGGGGCAAGAGCAATAGCAAACGTACCAAAACTGCCAATAGCCGAACTTGAGTTTGCTGCGGTGTTAATGGCAACGCCGTTGCTAAACAGAGCAATCGTGGGAATTGTAGTCGCATAGGCGACAGTAGTGTTGAACGTGGCCGCTTGAATCAATGATCCCGCAGGGATTGTGAACGCAACAGTAGCGGCAGTAATGTCCGTGTACAGGATTGCTTTAGTCTGGATAACCGGCGTTGCGCCGATATTACGGATGGTGCCTGCGGTCGTGCCGGTCGTGTCTTTGACAGTACCGAGCAGCCAGGGGCCAAGGTGGGTAGCTACAGCCATTTTTATTTCCTCACATGCGAGTTAAGTACATCAATCTGCATGTCGCCCGACCGGAGCGGTTTGATGTACCGGGGGTCCGGTAACTGTTTATAGCACAGGCTTAAAAGAAAAGCAAGGGGTTCAAGCAACAAACGCAAGGGGCTTTGAGACTTAGACACAGGTAACGCCCCCTTGCAAAGCCAGACATTAAAAAACCCACCGAAGTGGGTTTTATGGGCCTTTTTAGGGGCTTTTTAGGCTGAACCAGGGCTTCCGAAGATGCCAAGTGGGTCGCTAACACCGAAACTGTACCGTTCGCGGGCCTTGTACCGAGTGTTCCCGGTGTCAAAGTCTCCATCCATGGAAGTGCTCAGCGGGGTCCGCACAAAGTGCTTCAAACCGTTAGGCACATCAGTGGTCAGATACCAGCCGTTGGTGTCAGTCAAGAAGTGATTGACCGTGTAGCCTTCCGGAATAGAACCGTTGTTCTTGATGGCATTGATATCGTTGTCGGTCGTGCCAACACGCAGCGACGTTTCCAACAGACGAGTAGCAACGAACATCAGAGCCGGAGGAATGATCAGCTTCTTAGGCTTAGCGGCGATCAGCAACGAGCGCTCATCCAGCCACGCGGCAATCTGAATAACAGCGCTTTCCAGCGAAGTCTCATTCAGGTCAGCCGCAACGGCGGGACGGTTGCTATTAGTGCCACCGGAAACCAACGGGTGAGCCGTCGAGAACAGGGATACACCATCACCGTAAGTAACAGCAGCGGTGAAGCCGTTGTTAATGACAGCAGCAGCTTTAACCTGCTTGGTGTAAGCCATACCGCGAGCCAGCGCCTTGGTGTAACGAGCAGACAAGCTGTCGTACAAGTTATCTTCCATCGCCTCTTCAGTGATGGAGAAACCCAGAGCAATGGTTTCGTGGTTGTAGCGAGCGGTCCAAGCTTCCTGACCATTGTCATAAGCAATGGCAGAGCCTTCGTTCTTCACCGGAGCGGCGGAGAAGCCAGACAGCTTGGTTTCCTCTTCAAACGAGCGTTCCGACGTTTCCGTGTCATAAATTTCTTTATGCTCTTCGCCGTAACGGGCATACTCCAGACCAAACAGGGCATTCAGCCCAGGGAGCAGTTCTTTAAGTAGTTGTGCGCGTGAAATAGCCATGATTTAGCTCCTTATGCGCCAGTGGCAGAGTAGTAGCCATGCAGTGCTTGATTAAATTTAACCAAGACTTCAGGATACTGGGTGAACACTATAGTGGAAGCAGAGGGGATTGCTACAACACTACCCGGCACGGCAATCGCAGCGTTAATCGTAACTGATGTCGCAGCGGCTGACGCGGCGGTGGTCACAAAAGAACCTGTTTGGATTAGTTGCCCGTTTGCTGCAATGTAGGACACATCTGCTCCAACAGGGATTGCGCTAGGCAAACCAGAACCAGTCAAGGTAATAGTTGTAGAAGACGAAGAGCCAGTAGCACTTACAGCAATAGCAGTATCCTGCACCAAGCCAACCAAACGCAAAGGCAGGGTAGTAGTGACAGGAGTGGCGCTAGGAGCCAGAACGGCATTAGCCGAGTTACCGGTACTAGTGCTTCCAGTGTTGTTGATAGCTGACACGTTAGTGCCAATCATCGCCACAGCAGCGGACGCAATAGCAGTGGTAGCAGAACAAACAACCGCTTTGAACACAGCGTCGGGGTCGTCCAAAACATAGGCTTGGCAGTCACCGGCAGTGGTGCTTGCAGGCCAATATTGAGAGAACAACTTCTGCTTAGTCGTAGGGTTGGTGAAGGTGCAACCCAGGAAGATACCAACAGTTTGGTTTAGACCTGTGCCAGTAGAAACTGAGGCGCGGGTTACAGAACCACGGGACAAAACAACAAAGTCACCGTAGAAGATGTCAGTCGCATAACCGTACTGGATGGGGTACATGCGAGTGGAACCCGCAAAGACCTGACCACCAATCAAGTTCTGCGGCAATAGCCCGTAGGGGGCGGATACCGTAGGAAAAGCCATTTAAGACTCCTTTAAGTTAAGTACCTTTGCCAAAACTAACCTTGCTGCTACGCTCTTTGAAGAGCGGCATACGAGGGTCGTTTTCACGCATGAAGTTATTGTCAATCGAGTTCATCTGGGTATCAGTTTGCTGCTGGTAGTACGCAGTGCGCTGCTCCATGAATTCCTTTGGAATTTTGCAAAGCATGAGCCCGCCAACTTCGACACTGTCCGGATAACGCCCACGAGCGCTAGCCATTATGCCAAGTTCAGGGTGATCCACAGCTTTGACTGGTTCCCAGCCTTCGCGTAGCTTTCCGGAAATGTTCATGGGATCATCCGTGCCCAATGTACTAACACGAACCCATCGGAAGTCATAACCCGGAATAGGGCTTGGACTAGGGAGTTTCTCTGGCGGTGCCCAGCTTTTGGGACGCTCAAAGAAAGTACGGGTATCAAGTTCACGGGGTGTACGAATTTCAGCCATTCTGTTTCCTTAGATCTGACGCAACCTGCTTGGCATAGGCTT